TTTCTACCAATAGTCTTTATCTACATAGTAATGAAGTTTGCTGTCTGGTTATCTGCTGTCAGTGCGGAATCAGATTATGTTAAACGAGAACCCTTTCGCAAACGAGGACCCTATGTGGAGAATCCGTATGCAGACCTTGATGAAGAGGAAGAAGAATATGGAGATAAAACAGATTATAGATGAAGTGCTCCAAAAATTCTATTCCGAAAAAGGTTTACCAGTCCCTCAGTGGAGACAAAACACTAATCCTGATTGGTGGTTAGACTATCTAACTTCATTAGGATATACTCACAACAATGAAAAATTATAGGTAATTTTATCTAAATATCTCTGACTATAGACGGAGCATCATGAAGCACTACCTAGTTGGTTATCATGACATGTCCAATCAGTGTCACGAGATTTGCGAGTATGCTAAAGATTCGTATGAGGCAATTCAACAAGCGAAGTTAGATTTACCTGAGTTAATTGGTCATCCAAACGCTGCTGAATACGTAATCAATCTAGATTAAATAATTCTTGACAAATGTTATGCCATCACCTATAATGGTGTTGACTTACCTTATTTTCTAAATAAACAAATAGTAGACAAAGTCCATGTTATCAACAACAGAAAGACCTAAGTTCCCATTTACTTCTATCGGGAGAGAAAAAACCGTATCATCCGAAGAGAAAGTTATGGTAGTAACTGAGGCACAAGTACAAAAAATGATAGATGATGCTATCACTCAGCACAATAGAAACGCTGGCTTAATTAGTATGGTATTGGGTTTTACTTTTCTAGGTTTATTCGGAGAAGGTTTTTTCAGAATGATTGGAATCATTCCACCTTTCATGGGTATAGATATTCAAATAATTCCAGAAATTGCTGATAAGGTAAAAGAGCAAATCCTACCACTTATTACATAATGTCTGGTTATGGTCTCGAAATACTTTTCTGGGTAACACTAGGAGTATTTCTAATATACCAATACGAAGAGTCTAAAAAATAAAATTTTCATTAGATATATAATGTGTCTATTGGAGATAAATTATGGGAGCAATGACACCCCCAAGTCGTAAGAGTTGTTACAACTTTAGAGTAACAGCAATCGATAGAGTCGTTGATGGTGATACTATTGATGTAACTATTGATTTAGGTTTTGACCTATACAAAAAAGAAAGAGTCCGTGTTGCAGGAGTTGATACCCCTGAGAAAAGGACAAGAGACTTGGAAGAAAAAGCACTAGGAATAGATGCTACTAATTGGTTAAAAGGCACACTAGAAGACACAGTAAATGGAGAGGATGAGTTGACCATTCGCACTGAGTTAAAAGGCGGTGTCGGAAAGTATGGTAGACTTCTTGGTTGGTTATACGTTGGCGACAGTGATGTATCCTTAAACGAGCAAATGATTAACGAAGGTTACGCATGGGAGTATGACGGAGGCACTAAGAAAAAAGATTTTGAAGAGCTACGTGAAATTCGTAGAGAACAAGGAACTTTAATTGAATGATTAACTTGAGGGACGACATCCTAAAATCACAAATTAATTACTATCAAGGATTGATTTGTAAGCATCAACAAAATGTTGAAATTTATTTAAACCAACCTATAGGTATTGGTGAGCACTCAGATGTTATGGGTGCTATAGAAAAAGAATTAGATAAGATAGGTGATTGTCACGAAAAAATTGAAATTATTAATCATTACTTCTTAAATAGATGACATTTGCATCACACCCCTCGATATACCATTTACCAGGTACTTGGGAAAAGCAACCACTAATACATCATGGTCATTTAGACCCAATAGTAACTTCTCCTATTGTATTATTATTCTTTGCTATATTATTCATAGGAATTGGTTATGTCCTATCCAAGCATACGTGACGACCTTGCCAATTTAATTAGATGTGGCATCATTGATTTTCCAGAATTGATGCCAATGGAATCTGAGCATGATTTAATAGTGCATAACAAAGTTACTATTAAAAATAAAATGTGGAAGTCTAGAGGTCTGCGTCGAATACATTTAGAAACAGCAGAAACAGATAAAATAGAAATCTGTCATTGTGTATTCTGGCCAGACCCTACATTTCCTTTACCTATATTTGGTGCTGATATTATACAAACTCCTGCAGGGGTAACTGCTGCCATAGTTGATATATCATTTGTAGATGGTGTTGATTGGACTAAGGATATAGCACCTATTGCAGAGTTATATAATTTTAAAGACCCTCGACCATTACCTTTATGGGGTGATATATTTTCTCCCTTCTGTAAATTTGCAAGATTAAAAACAGAAGAAGAGCAAACAAAATTCTATCAGGTAGTCTTCGAGTATCTAAGATTATACAGTAAAAAATTAAAAGAAATAAAACAAGACCCTGAGGATGAGTGGGTTGGCACTATGAAAAGAATTAGTGACCAGTGTTGGTATTCTACAGCACAGAAGAAAAATAAGAAAACAAAAGCAGTATTATCCCAATGGTTTAGCGAAGAGTGGGCAGATAAATACATAGAGAATATATTATTTGATAAACCCTAGATGCCACAAAACGAAATATATCTAGGTAATCCGAATTTAAAACGTGCAAACGTTGCTCAAAGTTTCACACCTGAGCAAGTAAAAGAATTCGTAAAGTGTAGTCAAGACCCTGTATATTTCATTGTCAACTACATTAAGATTATCTCTCTAGATAAAGGTTTAGTAAAATTTGATTTGTATGACTTCCAATCAGACATGGTTAAGAAGTTTCATGAGAATAGATTTAATATTGCTAAACTACCAAGACAGTCAGGCAAGTCTACAGTTGTTACTGCATACTTGTTGTGGTATACGCTGTTTAATGATAATGTAAACGTTGCAATCCTTGCTAACAAAGCAGCGACTGCAAGAGAAATGCTACAAAGACTACAACTATCCTATGAAAATCTCCCAAACTGGTTACAACAAGGAGTCGTCAACTGGAATAGAGGTTCTCTCGAACTTGAAAACGGCAGTAAAATCATGGCTGCTTCTACTTCAGCTAGTGCTGTGCGGGGGATGTCGTTTAATATTATTTTTCTTGATGAATTCGCTTTTATTCCAACTCATATCGCTGATGAGTTTTTTAGCTCTGTGTATCCTACTATATCCTCTGGTAAGTCAACTAAGGTTATAATCATATCTACTCCTAAAGGTATGAATATGTTTTATAAACTTTGGCATGATGCGGAGAAACAGAAGAATGAATATGTAACAACCGAAGTGCACTGGTCACAAGTACCTGGCCGAGATGCAGAATGGAAAGAGCAGACTATTAAGAATACATCTGAGGAGCAGTTTAACCAAGAGTTTGAATGTGAATTCTTAGGGTCTGTTAATACACTCATTACATCTAGTAAGTTAAAGATATTACCATATGATGACCCAATTAAATCTAATAAGGGACTTGATATATTTGAAGACCCAATAGAGGGACATAATTATGTCTGCACAGTTGACGTGGCACGTGGTCTTACTAAAGACTACTCAGCATTTACTGTCATTGACACCACAGAGATACCATATAAATTGGTATGCAAATACAGAAACAATAAAATAAAACCTCTTTTGTTTCCAAATATAATATATGATGTCTGTAAAGCATACAATGAAGCATATACTTTGATAGAGGTAAATGATATTGGAGGACAGGTAGCGGACATACTACAGTTTGATTTAGAGTATGAAAACCTGTTGATGTGTGCTATGCGGGGTAGAGCGGGACAAGTAGTGGGTCAGGGATTCTCTGGTAGTAAAGTCCAGTTGGGTGTTAAGATGTCTACCACAGTTAAGAAGACTGGTTGCGCAAACATGAAACAGTTGATTGAGGATGATAAACTTATATTCTCAGACTTTGATATTATTACGGAGTTGACCACGTTTACTCAGAAAGGACAAGCATGGGAAGCGGAAGAGGGGTGTAATGATGACCTTGCTATGTGCCTTGTAATCTTTAGTTGGTTAGCAACCACTGATTACTTTAGAGAGTTACATGATAATGACGTGCGTGAGCGTATGTATCTAGAGCAAAAGGAAGCAATAGAAGCGGACATGGCTCCGTTTGGTTTTGTGAGTGATGGTCTAGAAGACGAAACATTTGTAGATGAGGAAGGTGACAGATGGGAATCTAATCGTGATTGGAATGTTGATGAGTATGGTGACCGTAGTTACATGTGGGACTATATGTGATGCTAGAAACTACGTTGTTACTTTTGTCATTTCCTTTTGTGCTATTTACACTTTACTTTGGCACGAAAGGAGGTTATTATGATAGTGAAGACTATAAAGGTGACGGTTGTGCACATGAGGTAAAACGATGATTAAGGGTATCATTAAATACACCAAAGAAATTTATCAATCTGCTAAATACATGCTACAAGGGTTATCTGTAACTCTTGACCACATGGGCAGACGACCAGTCACAGTCCAATACCCTTATGAAAAACTGATACCATCTGAAAGGTATCGTGGTCGCATACATTACGAGTTTGATAAATGTATTGCTTGTGAAGTTTGTGTTAGAGTTTGCCCTATCAATCTACCTGTGGTAGACTGGGTAATGAATAAAGAAACCAAAAAGAAAGAACTAAGAAACTAT